ACAATAAGATCCTCTGGCGGTATAAACTTAGAAACTGCTCTATTTAGAACAAAATCAAAATAAACTTTTTTAAATGTAGATCCTGCTAATGGTAAGTAAAATAACATCTGATCTAACTCTGGATCATATTCTTCCATTACATTCATAATGTAATAGTTCATAAACTCTTGGACTCTTTCAGCTTGGTTTTCTGTTTCTACTGTACGAGCACCAACTATTTCTGTTTTTACAGGTCCTTTTGCTGGCAACATTTCTTTGTAAGCCTGCGCTTGGAACTGAGTAGCGGCTTCTGCCAAAATCGGATGAACCACGCCAGAACTGCCTTCAAATGGTTGCGATCTTGAGTCATCAAACTTCATACCTAAATATTTAAGGCCATCGGTATAGGTCTTTTCCCATTCAGATCTAGATTGTTTATCGCTTTTGATTGAGCTAAGTAAATCGTTTGAAATGCTTTGCAGTATGTCTTCGCCTAAAAAATCTACTAGATTAGAATTAAAATCCATTTCTTGCGGTTGTGCGCCTTGTATTTCTTCGTCAATAAACAAATTTTCATTTTCTACAAGTATTTCAGCAGCTTCTCTTATTTGATCTTCTCTTGTGGTATCAAGAGGTATCTCAACAGCAGAGCCTTGTACTCTTACATCTGGATTATCTTCTGTGCCTAATTGTTTGTCTATCGCCATAATTACCTAGTGTATCACTCTTGCTTCATCTTTTTCCATTCCAACTATATCTGTTAGTTCGCCCTCTACAATTAAACCATTTAGTTCTGCAATAGCCTCTGCTATCTCGATGGTTTCTGCATGTATGTTAGGTCCGCCATATTCTTTGCCATCCCAAACAAACCTAGTTAAATAAATTTTCAATAATAAACTGTCCTGTTCTTTTTTAATAATCGCACCTCATCTTGGTAATCTTCATGTAAAGATACAAAACCACCTTGTCGGAAACGCATCAAGGCCATTGTAGCACTATCGCAATAGTCATCATAATCTCCAAATGGGAATGACGCCATTTCTTCTATGACTTCTTCTGCAAAATCATGCTCTGGTGCCCATACCATACCAGACTCAAACATGGGTGCGACACTATTCATTCTTGCTATTTTGTCTTGACCTCTACTTGGTGAGTAAGCTGTAACGGGTATGCCCATTCTTCTCAACTCATGTGTAAGCGGTGTTCCAGATGCTTTTGCCTCAATGAGAACACAATCTGGCTCCCAATATCTGTATTCCTCTAAAGCCATACGTTTTAACTCTGGAAAGTCACAACGCACTCTTTTTGCGTCAAGTAGTATTATTTCATCTGCGTCTTCTTCTCTATTGAATATTGCCCAGGTCGTTATAGCAGAATAATCTGCTGTTTCTTTTTTTGAGAACGCAGTATCGTAACTTTGTATGACGTAAGAGTAATCTGGAATATCTGGGTTTTCCCACCTATTCCACCACTCTCTTTTAACTATAGATCCTTCTTCTGCGGTAGGGTTTTGCATCCACTGACTGTTCCATTTAGATATGGGTAAGGATGCTTTGACACCTAATAATTCATCTTTTTTCCAAAACTCTGGCCATAAAGGATCTTCTGAGTCTGGCATGATTGCTGGAAACTCAACTACCTCCCATTTATCAGCATGGTCTTCGCCTTGTTTATTTAGAACTTTGCCAACCAAATCTTTAGTGCTCCATCTTGTCATTACTATCACAATAATTCCGCCTGGTTGTAAACGCTGTCGCGGTCCAGATGTGTACCACTCGTAAGCCGATTCTAAGGCTTTTGGTGACATGGCATCTTGTTCAGAATGAGGATCATCAATAACTAAAAGATCCGCACCACGACCTGTGATTGCACCACCTACACCAGCGGCAAAGAACTCACCCTCTTGATTACTTGTCCATCTACCAGCCGATTTGTTATCTGCTTGTAGTTTCAATTCTGGGAACACATGTTGATATTCTTCGCTGTCTATTATGTTTCTTACTTTACGACCAAAACGCACAGCTAACTCAGCGGTGTGTGTGGTTTGTATAATTTTTAAATCACCTCTGCGGCCCATCATCCAAGCTGGAAAAAATGTTGAGGCAAACTCTGATTTTGAGTGTCTTGGTGGTAAACATACGATTAGTCGTTTCAATTTACCATCGGCAATCCTGTTAAATTTATCAGCAATGATTTTATGGTGCCTGCCCTCAATAAACTCTGGCCACATGTGTTTAACAAAAGAAATAAAATCTGCTTGGCAAGAGTCTTGTACTTCTAACTGATCGTAACGATTTAATAAAGCTACAGCTTCGGCTTTATCTTGCTCCGATAAAATATCAAAATCTTTGAAAGAAACCTCGTTCATAAGCGAGCTGGGCAGTTAGGTAGTGACGTAAAAAACCACCCAACTCTAAGCGTAAAACGCCTATGGGTAGTATTACATATACTTAAACTTCGTGCCATTGTTCGTTTTGGAAAAGCAGCGACTCAGCTTCTCTACGACGTATTAATCCTTGTAGAGTCTTACCGCCAGCTTTATTCCACCTGCGCATTTGTGCTGGCACTTCACTCTTTTTGTTATCGTTCAAAACCTTGAGCATAGTACTAGAATTTAAGTTTGAAGGGCCTAAATTAAATGTCCAAGAAACTAAGGCATCAAACTCGTATTGTTCAAGCGGCACTTCAACTGCTTTATTAACAGCCTCCTCAAAAACAGCTACGTCTTCTAGCAATAACGCATCGGCTCTTTGTTGTGATATTTCCATGCCCTCTTCTACACCGCTGGTTGAACCATAGCCTATTGTCCAAACGCCAGCAGCACATTGATAGCTTTCTAATTTACAGCCTTCAAATTTTTTAATTAAAGATAAACCTTCTTGTGATATTTCCATTTTATTATCCCCACTTTTTAGTTTTTTTACCGCCATCATAATCGACAGCAAGTTTTTCATTTTTGAGCAATTTAGCGATATTACCTTTTTTACAAAATACATCGCCTAATACTCTGCCATATTTATCTGTTCCATAAGATTTTATTGTTAAATCTCCAACTAACCATTCTTTTAGTTTTTGTTTTGCTAATAATCCAAGCTCTTTTTCTTTAGCTCTCTCTGGATATTTCTTTATGTTAATTCTACTTTCTGGTGTGTCAATACCAGCGATTCTCACAGCTTTGTTGTGAAGTTGCACTGAGAAGCCTAGATCTATAGTTTGTAAACGAATTGTATCTCCATCGGTTACAGATTTTAATTTGCATTTGTAAACAAAAGCATCTGGTGTTTTACTCATTGCTTCCTCCCTCTGTAGTCACTTTTCTATAATAAACAACGACGTCTTTGAGTTCGGATATGTAGCGTTTTATTTCTTGCATGTTGTAAGCCATAACCTCGTAATCTGGAACAGTCATGGCTAAAAACACTAACTCACCCTCTTGTTCTTCTATAACAGCAAATTGTTCCTCAAAATTTTCTGGTGTTATAGTAAGCCATCTGACCTCTTTAAGATCAATTTCTCTAGGCATGACTGGTTGTACAATGGTTCTTTCCATTGGTTTTGCAGTTACCTCTATTTGTTTAGTTGGTATTAGGCTGCAACTGCAAGCCATCATCGAGATCATCAACAGTAACGCTGATTTTTTCGATGTCCTCCATAATGTGTTTTGTTCCATTGTTAATTTTCCTCTGCATTTCTACAGGATCGCCAATAATTTTAGCACTTAACTGGTAGTTTCTTATAAATTCAGAATATCTATTCAGTTCTCTTTGGGCAGCTTGGCTTTTCATAGATAGCTCATTCATTTGTGTCGTTTGCAATTCAAAATCATTTTGCAATGTTTTTAATGCTTCCTCTTGCGTAGCGATAGCTCCCTCTAAAGCTAAGTTGTTGGCTTTTAATGTCGTGTTTTCGTTATATAACCAATAACAGGCCATAACTAAAACTAAAATAATACCTACAAAAACTTGTTGCACTATATGTCCTCAATAATATAGTTCAGACCAGATGAGCTTCTATACTCAATTAATTTATCGTTCTCATCTCTGAACTTTAGGTGCTTTTCTTTTTGCACTAAAATTTTTTTTGATGTGTAAGTTTTATCATCTGAGTCACCATATTCCTTATTAAACGAAACAGTAATTTTGTACCTGTTTTGAAATAAAGATATAAACCATTTAACAAATTTTTTTAAACTGTCCATATCTCTAATTTGTCTTTTTTACCCTTTACGCTAATAGGTTTTAGTAATTTTAATACAAGTTTACAATTTTTTGCAGTCTTGTGTCCAATCAATATATCTTCTCCGACTTCTTTTGTTGCACTTTCAAGTCTGGCTGCTGTATTGACAGGATCGCCAATAGCAGAATAGTCAAACCGAGTATCGCTACCCATATTACCAATTACGGCATACCCAGACTGACAACCTACGCCTACTTGGACTGGAGTAGTAAGTGTTTTATTAAGTTCAGCTATACCCTCTTGTATATCTATTGCAGCTTGGACTGCTTTTGTTTCATGGTCTTCTAAATCTAAGGGCGCTCCAAAAATAAACATCCCTGCATCCCCGATAAATTTATCTGTCATACCTCCAAGTTTTTGCACAGCATTTACCTGGACAGTTAAGGTTTGATTCATTATATCGGTCACTTCTTCTGGCGATAATTTTTCACTCAAAGCAGTAAAGCCACGAAGATCTGTAAAAAGATAAGTGCAATATTTTTTCTCGCCTCCAAGTTTTAATAAGTCTGGATTGTCTTGCAGCTGTTTAACTTGTCGTGGATCTAAATAATGTTCAAATTGTTTTTTAATTTCTAAACGCAATTTGTATTGTTCTCGGAAGCGCATATAGAAAACTACGCCACTCATGACCATTTCTGATACAAAAGTCCAAGAAAAGTCCAATAAAATGCCGTTTTTAATGCTAAAAACTCCTAAGACTCCCGTAGAGGCAACAAAAATTGCTCCCAAGGCCAAACCCTTAGTCATGTTGAGATATGCAAGTACCAGCGAAATGGTAAGAACAAAAATCGTAAAAATCAAAATTTCGGCTGCAATCGCCCAATCGGGAATATAAGGTGAGTTTTCTAACAAAATTGACTCAGATAATGCAGCTTGAATTTTGTGTGGCTCAAGTAATCCAACTGGCGTTGCAACTTGTGGCATGATTCCTGCGGCATCTACTCCTACAAAAACATATTTGCCGCTGACATCCATTTCTTTTAATGTGGTTTCTGGTGTTTTTACCCAGGACACCCATTTTCTACCCAAGCGGTCTACATCAACAGGTGGTAAACCTTGCACAGTAATTTGTTGTATTCCATTTTCGTCGCCTTTAATTATGTAGGTTGTTGCTCCTACTATCATTTTCAACACTTCGGTTCCGAAACTCGGTACAAAACCATCTGG